TACTCACATTCCCTAGAATTGATTATAAAGCCCTAGAATCGGTTTAATGTGTCTCAAGCATAGTAGCCTTGCACTAAGCAAGAAAACGGCTTAAAACGGGTTTTAATGGCTTTCTAGGCGTATCGTTGCAAAGTGTTTCCCGTGATGGTTTGACTTGAGGTGAAGTGAGCACTAACTTACATGATTTTGTGAAGTGAGTACTAACTAACAAAAAACTAAAGGTAAACCCTAAAAATGGGTGTTTTACAAAAAAGTGGCATTTACTTTTTAGAAACCCGATTTAACCAATTTTTGAAAGTTCAAAGTTTTTGAAAGTTTGGAAATTAGAAAGCACTATTATTTTCAGACCTGGCAGATAGAAGTCTCATTATTGTGATGTTGAGGGCTTCAATCTGATCCATCTTTTTTATGTGCCAAATACGTCTCTGCCCATGCCATCCCAAAGTTGGATTTGTGTGGCAGTCTTTACATAGGGCTATGCAGGTGTACTGAAGACCTTGTTTGTAATGGTGGGCTTCTGATGGTCCTGACGCATCACAAACTGAACAGGGAAGTGACTTGACCAATGCCAAGTGCAATCTTTCCTTTGCGTTCAGTTTGTTGTTCATTGGGTAGCTCTTACTTCCATTCTGGCTGAATACTGGTTAGTTCTCCAGACCTCGATCCTTGCTTGGGCAGCGGTCATCAACCACCGATACTTCTCTTCCTTTTCCACGGCAGCTCTTATGCCTTCAAGAACTTCGATGTATTCAGCATGGGCATAGGCAAAGGTTTCTTGTTTACCCAGAACTTCCGTCCCTGCCTGGCTCATCAGGTGAGCCTTCTTGGACTTTCGGAACTCCTCCAAGTACAGGCGCTCCGACTTCGCTTGGGCGTACAAGGGTGCGGTGTCGATCAAATACTGAATTGCTTTGTCGGGGCTGCTCTCCATGAATTAATCTCCAGTGCTTCTCAGCTAAACGTCTTATTCCTTCTGACAAGGAACCATTCCCTGCCAAGGTCAATGCTTGCTCATGGATAGGCGCTACCCTTGCTCGGATAGTCCTACCTTGTTCGCTGATCTTCTTGCGACCAGCGCCTTTTCTTGAGCCGCCACGTTGTTTCATGGCTTGAATTATAGCTACAAAATCAATTCTTTATGGCTTTTAGTACAAACCTGATGTCATCATCCTCTTCTTGGAAGACAGTTACAAAGTCTGCTTTGTAGATATTCCTAAAGTCGGACATGGGTGTTTTGCCTACCTGACGCTTGTACTCATCTTGGGATAGGAACACCAGTTGTTCAAGCTGCATGATTCTTGTATGGCTTGGATCGCCATAAGCCCAGACTGAGTTTCTCGATGGACAAGTCGCAAGGAAATGACCATTTGGCTTGAGAAGTCGCCAGAACTCTGAGAACTGAGCAAAGAATAGTTTGTAGTCACCCTGTTGACCAAGATGCTCTAACACCTGATAAGCATGGATTTCATCAAACTCATTGTCTTTGAAAGGCAAAGGCAGACTCATCAAGTCCCAATAAACATCAGGATTGTGGTCTGCGTTGTAGTCTAAGGTAGTTAAGTTATCAAAGGTTGGCGTTCCATCTACCGCCATTTTCTTTGTATGGTTAGATCCACAACCAATTAAAAGCTCTTTTTTTTGTTTAGTCATACGTCTTCTGTTTTGTAGTTTAGTTTGTGATACTGAAAGCGCATGGCTCCCTCCATCTCTAACTCTTTAAACTGCTCATCAGAGAGAAGGCCAATGACATCACGTCCCTCAAACCAAATCTCTTTGATTGATTCGTTGTATGTTGTCTCGCCATCAAACTCATACTCGTAAACAACTGTAACTATTTCGCTACCTGCTCCCGTAGTGGTATCAAATTCCCAAGTGCTTTCCATGATTAACTCCTGTTTAAAAGCTTTATTTTCTATATTTTTATGTTATTGACCATAGGGATTTACCCTAATGTCTGAATCATTCTTAAAGCGGCTTCAGGGTTGTCAATCCTTGCCAATGTACCGCCACACCAATTCTCAAAAAAGTCTGCCTGTAACTTTGTTAATCTCTTTTTAGAGTCTGTTTTGATCTCTACAAGGAAAGTATGGTTTTTATATCCCACAAGCAAATCAACAGGTAAACCAATAATCCACACAGTTGCACCAGAGGCACGAAGCACACTGACAATTTGCTCTTGATTAGCGTCAACACGGGCGGCTCTCCTCATAGTAATGTCCCATCTTTGATTCGGTTCATGTATTCCCTTATGCGGTCTCTTGCACCAGTGCCATAAATTCGCTCGGCTCTCTCAAGTCTCGCCCTAATAAGGTCACGATTCTTTCCCCACTCCCAATTCCGATACAGCTCTCTGGCTTCTGCTTGCTCTAGGATTACTCTGTCACCCGCATTGGATATGTTTTTTCTGCTGTATACCATTGGTATCTACTCATCCAAGTCGCCAGTAAGAATTAACGCTTCAGTAATGAGGCGCAAAGGGATCGGAACACCATCTTTTACTCTGTCTAGCAGTCTCATGGCTTGAAAGTAGTTCATACAAATAAAAGTTGTTGGGTTTTTACAGTTGTTCCAGAGTCATATCTCTGTGAGTCGCCTTTGGGATATGGCATAACTTCGTATTTCAGCTTAGATCGCATGACTTTTTTATCAGTCTTTGACCCATGAAAGATGATGTAGCGGTGCTTCCTAGATCGTTCGACATAGTAAAAGTCATCACCATGAAGCTCTTTTATCTCTGCCAAGGTTAAGCCATCGCCAATGGTTTTGGCGTGTTTATGCTCTTGTCCTTTGATTGTCCAATCAATCCTGTTTGCTGATAAACCTGTGTAAAGGAAATTGGTGGCTTGGTAAACGTAACCCACATGACCTTTGCTTGTGTCGGCAAATGAAACAACAATCATTGGTTTAGGCAATAACTTGATTGAGTTCGCAACAAGGAATGATGCTTCGTTTTTGTGGTTGTCCAACAAACAGACTCGGTTTAGCTCTAAAACTTTGTCTGAGTATTCTTTACCACAGATTCCCATGCAAAGTGGTGGTGATGCGGGGATGCCGTAAGTCACTACGCCAACCAAAATGTCATCTTTGTAAAGCCCAAACGCAAACATTATTTGTGGCATACGCTTGGCATAGTGTTTTTCAAGCAACCAAGGCTCAACTTCAAAGTTGTTTATTGGCAACACTTTCATACACTTCTCCGCAACTCAGCCATCTTAGCCAAGACTTCAAGCGGAATAGGTGCGGCTTTTAGGTCATCAGCTTTAATCTTTTCCAAAGCGGCATCAGGCTCATTCTTTGATGCAACTGTGAGCCTTACATTGTCATAAGGATTTGGCTTAACAATCCATTCTGCTTTAAGACCTTGACTTCCACGAGTACACCACTCAACCAAAAATTTATCTAAAGGCCAATTAAGTTTAAAAGCCTCTTTTCTCGCACCCTCAACAACTGTTTTAGTAATTGGTGCTTTTTTACTTTTCCGTAAAGCTACCCAATCATTCCAAACTTGGTCACGAACATCTAGAGGGCAAGCAACGACAGTTGCGTTTTCTCTCTTTGGTTTATGGTTATTGGTTATTGGTTCTTGGTTAGGGTTATGTTTGGAAACCACTTGGGTTTCTTCTTGGTTAGCATCTGGGTTTGATTTGGGTCTGCCTCCAAGTTTTCCAACCTCACGATTTCTCTCGGCCTTTGCCTGATAAGCGGCAATAGTTTCATCACATCGTTTGTGAAACCAACAATTATTTTCCATGTCAAACATAAAGAATTCTTCAAGAACTGTCTGAACAGCATTGATCTGATTAGACATCCTAATGCGTCTGGAAACCTCATGGGTTTGGTTTGGGATAGGTTTTTCGCTTGTGTAATACAAGTCTAACAATCGTCTAAATGCCAAATCTTCATAGTTTGACAAATGAGCAGTGTCGTGAATGTAGTCACTCACATGAAATGAATAGTAGTGCATAGCAGTCTCTTGTTCCAATTCTCCCTGAAAGAAACTGCGGCAGGAGGGGAGACTTCTCTTTTCAATAGGGTAGCTACCCCCTATCTAGCCGTGTTTCAAAACATTGTATCAAATAAATTGATTGTTGGTAATTTCGTTAGTTTTTGGTCTGCCAAGCAATCTAACAGCTTGTGCGTTCATAACGGCATACTCAGACTTGGTAAAGATACCCTGTGCATTTCTAATGTCAAAGGGGTTTAGCTTGTTCAATGGCGCATCATTGGCGGCTTTAGTGGCTTGAATCATGTGTGGTTCTAATGTGTACTTTTGTATCCAAGACCTGCCCATCTTAATCTTCTCAGCCGTAAGTTCCTTCTTACGAATCATTTTCTTGCAAGCAGCCACAATGGATGTTCTTGGGATGCCTGTCAGATTCTCCATTTCGTAGGATGTTAGCGATCCATTCTGGAGACATTTGATGATGGATTCTTGGGTCATTGATAAAGTTCCTGAATGTTGATTGGGCGGTTAATGTGGTTTTCTAGTGTTCTACAAAGCAAGCCAACGACTGCTGCATTGAAGTCCTCTGGATCGGTTACGTAAGCATTCGCCATTGTGATTGCGTAATCAAGCAATGTTTCTGCACAAGTTTGTTCAATTTGTTCGATGTTCATACGCAAATAATAGTGTTGTTTTTAAGTCTGTCTATTAGGGTTTATCCTAATATAAAAAGATAAAATGTTGTGGCACATTATCGGTGTGGGCAACAAAAAACCCACATTTTAATAAACCTACAGGAGTGAATATGAAGACATTGTTTGAACAGTACAGAGATCAATTTGCAGACATCCCGTACTGCTGTTATTGCTTAGAGCCACAGGGCGACAAATGGCATTGCTGCCAAGAAAACCACTTTATCGAGTTTAAAGACTTAGATATTGAGGATCAAAAAGAAATTATTAATGCTGAATTAGACGAAAATACTTAAGGAAATATCATGGGTGTACATAAAAAACTGATGGCGGCAAGAATGAGTTTGCAAGAAGCGCCACTCAAAAAGTCTGGCCATAATAAATTTGCTGGCTACAGCTATTTTGAACTTGGTGACTTTATCCCCACAATTACCGAGATTTTTTATAATATTGGTTTGTGCGGTGTAGTGTCATTTGACAAGGATCTGGCTACTCTGTGTATCACTGATACAGAAGATGGTTCACAGATCGTTCTGACAAGCCCTATGGCAGAAGCTAATCTCAAGGGTTGCCATCCAATCCAGAACCTTGGTGCGGTTGAGACATACACCAGGCGCTACCTCTGGGTGTCAGCAATGGAGATTGTTGAGCATGATGCGCTAGACTCTTCCCCGCCAATGAGAGAAGATAAGCAAGCCCCTGTGATTACTCCAACTCAGGGTGCAATGGATAATATTCCTCCAGAGGAAGTACAGTACTTGCAAGAGATGGCAGTTGAATTGATTGCTACCTGTGAGCAAGGTGACCCCAAGGCAGCTTGGGATAAGTTGGAAGGAGAGAACCTTGATGCAGAACAAAAGATTGC